CACAATTTGAATACCATTTAATCTTACATCAACATACCATTCAGATGCTATACTATTAATTAAACAATCATTATTTAAATCATAACCATTATCATTTAAATATGTTGTTAAAACATCCCCTAAAACAACCCCAAATGAATTAACATTTGGACTAGATCCCCAAGGATAAATAGGACATTCAATAGCTTGTCTTGGGCAATCAACAGGTATTAATTGTCCGATAGCATAACAAGGTTTACATGGAACAAGAACAAGTTGACAACCCATTTGTCTTCTCCATACAAACTTTTGTCTATGGAAAATTGAGTTTTCTAATTTGGTACCTGTATTCCATATTGTGGTTGCAGGAACCATTTGTTCAATTAATTTTATCCAATAAGTACCCAAACCATTAACATAATCAATCATTGTTTGATATGTAAAATTATCGTTAGGGACATTAATTGCCTGACCTGATTCTAAGTATTTCCAATAGATAGATTGAAGGGTTGGGTACCCACCTGTCTTACCATCGGTAATAAATTGTCTATTTCTAACATTAATTGTATTATGCCAAAAAGTTTGAGCAAATTCAAAAAATGTTTTTTCTTTTGGTTTTGGGCTGATTACCGTCCAATCAATTCCACCCCTTTGCGGGTATGGAGTATTTGGTGTTGGATTACAACGTGTTGGTTCAACATAGTTTAACCCTTGATTAGGTATTGGGTAATTATATTGTCTTGACATAGTCCACACATCATAAACCAACCCTTGAGCCGGATTCATAAATATGTCAACATTCTTAACATTTATAACTAATTTATCACTATTAACAGGATAATATGCGTTGAAGTTTCCATCAAAATTAGTTCTTAAACCAGTTTGAGTATCTGTCCAACTTTTCTTATTATCAACTATTCTACGTAATTTATAACCCAAATTCATATAAGGGAAAGTTCTATATCTTTGTAGATATTCTTCACCATAGTTAAATGGTAATAATGTCGTTTGGTAATTAGGGTTAGCACCTGTAAAAACACTATTCGTAGTATCTACTTGTTCCGGCATCCTATGTTGTGGTGTAGATTCAAACCAACCTCCTCCAATTTGGAAGTAGTAAGAATCACTTGTTGTTGGCATCATTGGATAACCAAACTCATCTATTGGATAATCTTCAGGGTAAACATTTACATCACTTATAATACTTGTTGTTGTAAATCCTGTAAATTGTTGCCCATGTATTGAGTATACATCCGTTGTATCTAAAACAGGTAATTGTTGAGTATATGTTCCCCCTGATAATTGAGCGTATTGACCATTAAACTCCTCAATATTTATTTTTTGATCCGCAATGTAGATATATTCATTAAATTCAATTAAAGCTTCTGGAGCTCCAATTAATCTTAATAATATTTCAATAGATTTTCTTGTACCTTTAGATTTAAAAAGGTATGCCGAATTTAAAACTAAGTTTCTATAATATTGGTAGTTAAGTTCCTCAGGTGTCATACCAACCGACAAACCACTAAAATTATTACTTCCAGGGCTAAATACAGAATCTAACAATTGATCATTTGTAATTGGTGAGATATTTGGATCCCACCCTAATGTCATCGCTAAATTTTTTAACAACTGAGACGGTATATCATTTTTGATATTGTAATTAACATTATTCATGTTTGATAATGCCGATATAAACTTTTTTGTTTCATCAAAACTCCTACCATATATCTGTAATACTTTCTCTATTTTTTGATCAGGAGTATCAAATTCTTTAATAGCACCTGTTGTTAAAAAACGTGATATTAAATTAGTACGATATAAATCTAAGTTAGCGGCAAATTCATTTAAAGTAGTAAGATAGTTATCAAACGCTAATGATGATATATCTAAATTCCATTGACCATTTTTAGGAAATGTGATTGCTTGGGTTGTTAAATAAATTGTTCCATCTTCATTTTCTTTTGGAACTGTAAATGTTGATGTATATATCGGAGTAATAGACCTGTTTAACAAAAATTGTTCAACCTCATCCATTGCCTCATTGAATGTTTTATTGACGTATATATCGTTAGGTCTAATAACTAACGAATCATAAGATATAGAATTACCTGAGAATGGGTTACCTTTAACAACAAAACTTAATGTAGTGGATGTATTATTAGAAGGACTATAGAATATAAAAGGATATTCACCTCCATTTATAAACAATGAATATTTTGGGTAATTTACCGTAAAATTCCTTAAAGATGAAACTTCAATTTCAAGTAGTTCAAAGTTTCTATTGGCATTTGAACTATAATCAATATCAAATGGGTTTCTTAAAGAACTTATATAGACATCAAATGTTGTTTCATCCTCAACCGAATCATACAGAATGTTTGTTGCAGTTTCACTTGTACTATAATTTGGTAAAACTGATGTAATTTCTAATGCACCAGGAAAGAAATTAATAATATGTAAAATAGAAGTAGAGATTCTTTTAACTAAAGAACCATATAATGTAAAGTTAGTAACTTGAGATAAATCAAAATTAGGATAAACTTTAAAGTTATTCGCTTGTATTACTCTTGATTCGGTAACACTTTCAATATTTAACGTATCTAAAGATATAGGTTCTGAAAATGACCCTATTGAAAAGTTTCTATTTTGTTTTTCGGTAATTGATGTGGTAAATTCAAAATTTGCTTGTGTAAACCCTCCCCCATCAACAAGTTGTAAACCAACTAAGTTGTCAGAAAATGTCCCTTGACCGCTTGGAGACTGAGGTGGACACGTATATTTTTTTACCGCCATTTTATACTATGTTGTTAAAACTTTTACTAAAATCAATATTGTTATTTCTATCTTGTCTAACCTCATATAATAATTCATTAAACTGATCACGTACCTCAAATAAGTTGTATTGTTTGTAAATGTTATTAGCGCTATCATAGATTGTGTAAATACCATCATCAATAGATTTGGTTTGATTACCATAAAGGGCAATTGCCAATGTTGATATATCGTGTTCTACGATTTCAACTTCTGTAGTTATAGGATTAAAAAATGTATTAGTTATAATAATATTCTGATCAGGTTGTCCAATAAATGGTGTGGCACTTGGTTTATTAGTTGGAGAAGATGATGGTGAAAGTGTACAGAAAAGTAAGTTTGATGTACTTTCCACATATCTATATCTAATAGCCTTTTGTGATGTATTTGTTAAATTTTGTATAACAGGTTCACAATAAAATGATGAAGTTATAATTCTAAAAAAATTAGGAATTTTAGTTCCATCAGAATTTAAGTATTCAACTCTAAAACCAATTAAACCTTGATTAACAAATTTATTTCTATATTGTGATGGAACATTATTTAAGTCAATAACAATACCTTTAACATTAGGTAATGAAGATAGAACACCACAATCCGTTATTTTAGTTCTAATTTCTGCCGGTCTAATATACAATGTATATATACCCAATTTATTAAATTGATCAGCTGGTAATTTTAAGTTATATAAACCACCTAAAATTTCAACACCTGAATTACCACCAGTTGTTGCATTGTGAAAATATGGTCTTAAAATAGATTTTGCATCTAATTTAGTTAAAACAAAGTTATCTGTTTCATCCCTTGATGGCGTATAATTCAAGATGATCTCTACGTCATCAGGACTAACGTCCGCACTTCTTATTGTTCCGTAATTACCTGTAGCCACAAGAATTTAATTTATATTTAGTTTATTTTTCCTTACCTAATAAATACTTAACTAAGGTCTTTTTTAACATTAAAAAATCCATACCCGTATTTTTCTAAGTCCCCAACATTATCAACCTCACCTATCCTTTCAATATATTCTAAGGCAGAGTTTTTACCTCTTTCAATAAAAACATTACTTTGAACTTCAGGTTGATCAATAACATTTATTAATGCTTCGTTTTTAGTTAATCCAGTCATTATTAAATCATTTTGAGTAAATCCCGATGAATACACCATAAAAAGTGTAAAATCTTCATAATCAAAATAATCAATTTGATTTATTGTATATGCGGTATATAATCCATTTGGATCAGGCCCCCATACAGTACCAACACTACCTGTAGTTCCAGTTATTTGAATACCTAACTTAAATTTACCACCATAAAGATTATCCTTTGGTCCATATTGAGCTAAATCATTTATAGTTGATTCCGTATATCCCGATATTAAAAATGGTATGGTTGTATAATTGTAACTGAAGAAATCATTTATGTCTGTATTTGAATCTCCACTAAAAATGTAATCATAATTGAATGATGTTCCTGTCCAATTACCACCAGCCGGTGTAAATGTTGCAGTACCATTAGGGTTTGAGATGGTCACATTATCAAATGGTGTGGTAATTGTTTTTGTTATTTTTGAAATCCCCCATGGTGAATTAGCCGTCATAGTTACAGTATATTCACTATTTGAAGTTGGGTAGTTATGTGAAATTGGTAAAGTATTTGTAATCGTTGCTAGTGGTGAACCATCACCCCAATCAATAACATAAGTTACTAACGATAAGAATTTTATAAATTCGGTGTCCGAAGTATTATAAAAAGAATACGTATAAGGACTACCTGTTGTTCCAGAAAACAAGAAATTATTAATAACATCTTTTTGTAAAACCGCACCATCAAAAACCGAATAATACCCCATATCAACTGCGGTTTCAGTAAATAATAATGATATAGTTAATCCCGTTAAAAGTGAATCACCGTTTGTACCACCCGACAACACATAAGTCATACCTGTATAAACTCCAATGTTATCAACACCAGTTACACTTGTTTCCCCCGTTAATATAGGGCAACAAGGATCTGTAGTATCATATACATCGGTACCACCGGTGTACTGAACCAATCTAAGATCCCCGTAAATGTTTTCAGGAGATATTTTAAAGTAATATTTTTGTTCTTCCATTATGGGTTTACGTATTCATACCATTTTATTGGTGTCAATGCCTCACCAACTCTTAATGTTGTTGAGGTAGATGACACTTCATATGTCTTGTTATTATAATCTAAGTTTACTTTGTAATAAAAATAGTCTTGGGGTAAAAAATTAAACTTATTTGGGGTTATTAATGGTTGTGGTGTATTAGTCATTACAACATACACGCCTAATTTTGCATCAAAAAATTTAGATGACATATAAAATTTATTTATATCGTAAAAGTTTCTTTCCCTTAACCAATAAATAAAAAACCCTTCTTTATCTCCAATATAATCCAATTTGAATTTAGGTTTTCTAATATCTACGTTTGGTAATAATGCGTTTAAACTTACACTCATAAATTCACCTTGTTGTACAGGCAATATTATTGTGAAATAAATTTGTTGGGTTTTTTCATCTGTTGTATCATAAAAATCCATTTTAAAGAATGATTTAGTAAAAGGTTTACCATAATAGTATACCTCCTCATTTGTAAAACCTTCATTTATATAAGATATTCCCCAATTTGTTTGATTAACTGTAGTTGCAGTTATTGGTGATACATTATCATAAAAATAAAATTCATAATTTATATCTGTGTTACTATCAATATCAGAATTATGTGAAAAACGACTAATCTCAAAGTCATTTGGTGATCCAATAATTTCCTTAACCATCTCTTTTTGGTATTCCAAAATACTATCATCATGACCCGCAAAATCCCATTTCATTTCAATGGGAATATCCACATAATTATTTGTGGTTGGTCTTATTATTTTAATTTTATTCACACTCATCAACTATAGGTTCTGCAATAACGTTTATGTTTTGTACTCCTATTCCTTCTGGTGTTAATCTAAAAATAGTATTAACATATGGATAATGTTTACCATTCATAAATGGATAGTTAACGCCAATACCATTACTATCTATATAACCATAAGTATATAAGTCTCTCCATCTGAAACTATTTGATAAATTAGAATAAAATGCATAATCAGGAATATCTAATATTAAATTAGAGTCGGCCTCTTCAATATAGTCGGAATATTCACTTATAACAATTGGACTATGGGGGTAATAATAATACCCAAATTGATTAGATGGTTGAGCGTCAGTTTCAATATTAAATTTTAAATTATTAAAAATTATTTTATGATTATATTTTGAAATTACCCTCTCCGTTTGTTCGTAATCATTCCATTCACAAAAATCCCCATCAATTGTATCTCCCGTCACTAAATCTTCATTATAATAAAACGGGCCAACAGGTGGGAATGTATTTGAATCATATTGTCCTTGAGTTATGTTTGTATTTGAAAGAAAATTACCTTGATCCCACCAAGAATTTGGTAAACTATTATCTAATGGTTGATTAAACTCCCACCCTTGTTTCATACCTTTAGTCCATCCAAAATAACCTTTCCATAATGTAGTGAAATACAATTCAGATATGGGTCTATTTTGATTATCACGTAGTGGTTTAATATCAATATCACAATTAAACGATAAAGTATATGATTGATTACCTTCTTTTACTGAAACCCTATTTGTGTTATTTGGAGTTATAATATCTTTTTCAAATTTTGATTTTGATTCAAATATATTTTGTTCAAATCCCGCCTTTATTAATAAAGCACATTCTGAATTAGTTAAAATTTTATGTTTTCTAACATAATATTCTGACATTGTTTCTCCACTATTACTTTTATTAATTATACGTTTAAATGTACTTGAGGTTCCATTTTGGAACGTGGTACCAGTAAAACCAACATTATAAATTTTAAAAATATATTCTTCACTACCAAACCCATCATCACCAAGTCCATTAACTTGAAAAATAGTTTCACCATTATAATTAAATGGCAATTCAACAAATTCTCCTGTTAATAACCCATGTTTCATAGGACATTTAAATGTAATATAATTAGCATTGTCATCACTACCTGATGTTATTGTAAATGGTATTCCATCAGATGCCGCCCAAAACCAAGATGCGGTAGTTTCACTATCAATTGCAAATAATGGTTTTGTATAATCGTTACCATACGCATAACTCATATAATGAGTCCAATTATAAGTTGATGCACTTTTATTTATAAATGTTACATGGTTATTTGGTGGTTGAGTATATCCTACCACATTATTGTCAACTCTAATAAAATCAAATTCAGAATATTGGGGGTAACCTTCCCAAGGGGTGTTAGGATTTGTGGCGTAAAATATTGCGTTATTAAGCGCATTTGTGTAATACAAATTATCTCTATATGGAACATAGGTTGTTGATCCAGTGTATTCATTTTTAAATATAAAAGTGTATTTAGTTACAGGTCTAAAAATTGTTGATGATTGTCTTTCATCATCAAAAACCTGTTGTAAACTTAAATCAACGTTTCTATCAAATTCAACTATTTCTTTTTCAGTTTGTTCCAATGGAAGATCAATAAAAAGATTGGTATTACTTGATCCTTTATATCTTAAACTACCTAATACAATATTTGTTGGGTTGTCTATCATTTTATCCTTCGGCATTTACGTATAATTTAACAAACTTATCAATTGCAGTTTTACCATTATTTAACCCAAAATAAAAATGGAATGGAGCTCCAACTAAAACTTTATTTGTGACTTGTGGTGTTGGTAATGGTTGACCATTATCAAAATTAGTTATGATACCTAATTTAGTGGTTGAAGATCCAAAATATGGGTCAATATTAAAATCTAAATTTTGATACCCTTTATGAAAGAAAGGTGAATACGTATTCCAATTATTATTTTCAGACCCAAATATATTTGGTGATGGATTTATCATCCATTTATAATGAGGAACATCTTGTGTTTTTGGAAAACCATAGTAATCTTCTATTAATGGTGATTGACTATATGTTTCAATACCAGGAGTAAACCTTCTTCTATATTTATATTCATCAGTTGGGGTTTCAAAGAATATTCCAAATACAGGTCTTGGTGGCACTGAGTTATCATTACCAAAATATATTGAGCTTGGATTAGGGTAATTTTCAAAAATAAATGGGTTAATTTTCCATTCAGAATTTATTGATAATGCTTGAGCAAAATCACCATCTATTCTATCCGCCTCTCTAGTGCTATTAAAGAATTGGATAATACCCTTACCTTCGGTACTACCACCACCTACCGCAATAGGTAAGATTGATTGTCTAAATGTATCATTTAACAATCTAGATAAAAATCCAATTTGGATTATATCTGATGTGTCTTGATAAGAAGTAGATTTAACTTGATCAACCATATAACCATTAAAATTTGAACTATTACATATCTCAGTAATAAACTCATCTCTAGGTCCTAAATCAGCAATTGTTGTTGGAAATTGAATTTGTTTTTCATTATAACCTAATCCAGGATATCCATCAACTATTGATGATGGCCAGTTTGGATTAACCAAAGGTTTGTTTTTCCCGATGAATTCTTGTGTACTTTGTTTCCATGGTGAAGATCTATAATAGAAACCATTAGTTAATTCATTAAAAACAATAACATCATCACAAAAATTATATGTTGGTATAGTAGACAAGGCCGCATATGTTGTGGTTTTATTAAATGAGAACATATATAAAACTCCATTTATCCAATTGTTTTGAAATGTTTGAGCAAATACACCACGACAAGCGGCAAAGGTAATTGTAAATCTTGTTTTCCACTCTAAAAATAATGTCACATCTTCACCATATTCAACTAAATATTTTTTATTTAGTAGACAATAACACCCATTTTTAACTCTACCTTCTGGAACAATACATTGATCTGCAGGTATAATAGACACATCATTACCAGATCCCTGATAACATTGTAATGATACCATAGTATCACAATCAAAAGTTTGTGTAGGACTATCATATTGTTCTCCCGATATCTCAAGTGACATACCTGACCCTGATGTGCCTGGAGTGCCATCGGAAGTATAAAATGTAAAATTATTATTTTGGTGTACCGCATAACCTGTTTTTGAGTCGGTAAGTCCATCTTCAGTTTTTGTAGATGTTGGTAATCGGTCACTTCTCATTACCATTTTAGTTTTATCATTAAAATTAACACCAGATAATGTAGTATATCTATAATATGCCGGTGAATATAACACAGATAATTGGTTTGATGGTACATCACCTAATTGACCCTTAGCTTCTTTTCCATCATTAGGAGTGTTTGCATTTTGACTTTCACTACCACAACTAAGGTAACCAGCATTACTTTTTTTCCCTAAAAATGTACCACCCCCAATGTACGATGGTAAAAAAGCCGGTATCGTATAGTTACTTGATTGTAATATCGTTCTTGGAGTATTAGTTAATGAAGAAGATCCAATAAATTGCCATACACTAACTGGTTGGTAATCAGCAACACTAAGATCATCCGTAGATAAATAATAATAAGGATAGTTTGAGGTAAAAGCAGTATAATTAGGGTTAGATCCATCCGCAGGTCCTATATCAAAATTATATGATGGGAAATAAAGATTAGTGGTTGAGTTTGTTGTGGTGTTATGACTAGCAGGTTTTAATCCTGTTGGTTGTATGGGGACATTTAAAAAATAATCTCCCTCAGGTGTTATAACATTACCATACGATTTACCAAATATTCTTGATAAATCGTATTTTATTTTTTGTGTTGCGGTATGAACATCAACACCCCTATTTAAAATTATAATTTCAAAATCAGCATAGTTAGTCATTTGATCTAAAGCTTGTCCCGCATCATAAGTATTATAAGTACCCTCACAACAATATATAAATTGGATTCTATGTTTTAAAAATGAACTTGTAGGAAATGTACCAGAGTTACTACTATTACCACAGATTGCCTGAAATTCAGAAACGGTCATACCTGTTATCATCTGATAATATTCCACATCGGTAGGGTATTGAAGATCCACAACTTCATCACCACTAATTGATGACGGAATGTTTGAAATTGGTGTTTGGGTAATTATAAAAGGTATTGTATTTCCAGACGTATCATTAATATTTAAAGGGTTCGCATAAGTAACGGATATTGATGTTTGACCTGTTGTTGTTGTACCCGTAATTGAGTTATTACCTAATTCATTTAATGTAGCTCCCGTAATATTAACATTTCCATTGGATTGTGTTGGGTCATTAAAACTAATTGGTTTACCAACTTGCATTTGATCTTTAGTTCCTGGATTAGCTAAAAGAACTATTATTTGATCTTCAAAAAAAGTATTACCATTTAAAGATGGGTTAACAAAACTTTTTATTCTATTTGCACCACCATAAGAATCAAAATATTTATCTCTTGTGTTAAATTCATTTAATTTTTGAGGAAAAGTTGCGGTTATAGGAAACGCCCAACTTCTTGGGTCTTTACCACTATTATCCCAAGCCGCAAATAGAAATGGTTGTGGTGCATGATACAACGCAAATTCAGGATTATATATTGTTGTTTTATTAACGTCATTAGGTTCTGTAGATGATGATAATATATCATAACCAGAAAAAAGTCTATTGTAGTCGGCAATCCCTCTTGCAGCAACCTGAGCAGTAATATCTTGTTTCATTGCCGAAGTAGTTAACGATGGTAAATCACAATTTATGCATGCGGCGGTTGCACCAGGAAGACAATCTCCCGCCGAAAACGGACCATCATTTGAGTCTTCTTGATCCTCAATAGGATTGTTTTGGGCATTAGGATGTTGAACATCATACGCACTTGGCATATTAACCGGAGCTAAAAATCCTTTATTTTGAGCAAGTTGTTGTTGGTTAGTATTTGATTGTGCTGAGGTAATTGCGTCATTAACTGTATTTTGATCAATATCATCCTCTAAAGTTGCTGGACCGCAATCACAATCACAACTTGTACATTCAGGATAAGACATCATAGGTAAACCTATTCTTGGGAAATTTTTTATCTTAAGAAGGTATTTTACTGTAAAAGCAATAAATGCTATTGATAAACCTATTCTAAATAAAAACGATACAAACTTTGCCACAATTCTTAAAATCAAACCTATATTAACTATAGGTCCACCTGGAACTGAAAACGCAAAATTCTCTAATGTTGAGTTAATCCAATCAATCATTTCCGATATTGCATCATAAAGGAAATATATTCCCAAAACGATTAATATGTACTTTAATACGGGCCACATCCATGCTATAAAGTGAGCAACAAATAATAATACTATTAATGGATATGCCAAAATACTCATAAAGACATTAAAAATAAAAAATATGGCGTCAAAATTTTTAATAATGTCGTTAGATGGAAATGTATTTACCGTTGATTTACAACTTCTGTTATCAATTTCTTTAATCCCTAAATGTTTTGCTCTTCCAACCCCATTTTTGTATCTATCAAGGAACATTGCCGTAGTATAAACTTTATTATAGTTCATTTCATAGAATGTATCCTCACAATTGATTGCGGATATAGGATCAACGTAATCATCCCAATCTAAACTAAAACTATATGATCTTAATAAATCAAAATAACCTTGTGGAAAGAATGTGAAGTCAAATTGTTGTGGTTGTGTATTATCAACAGGATTTGAATCTATTGATATTAGATCACCAACATTAACAGGTATAACCATAGTATCTCCATAATATGGTAGTCCGTTAACATAAACGGTAAAAGTATCGGAATTAGTCTTCCCATTAAATAGTAACCCACCTTCAGTAAATGGAGGTAAGGGATCACTTGTAATATTACCAGCAGTTGTATTAAATATTGTCGAAACTGCGGAGGTTGGATCAAACGGGTCTGTACCACTCGTATTCCAACCATGTTCTTTAATATTTGGAACTAAAAAATTTGCCCTTTGAAAATCATTTTGTATCCCACCTTCATTATTCCATTTAAATTTAAATCTATATTTTCCCTTTGTTGGGATACCTTTTGTTGGGTCATTTGAAATTACTTGTTCTCCAAATTCATTTGTAATAATGTAATCCAAATTCATTGGTACATTTGCTAAAAATGATCCGTCACCATCTATAATTTTTCCATCTTGCTCAAATTTATATTGTTCAAGAATTGGTAAATTATTTTTATCAGGATATATTGTTTGTCTTATAGATAATATTTGTCCAGGTCCTGCAATTAATTCACATAAATTTCCTGTATTATTTTTTGGTTTACAATTTGTTTTAAGTGAATCTTCATTAGTTGTAGAAATAAGAGACCCAATAAAAATAGCGGTAGGATTAATTGTTACGTTTGCTTCATTAGTTAAATCAAAATCAACTCTTGTAATACCTATTTGACAAATGTCTTCTTGACCCCAAAGAGGTGATATATCAACGTTTTTATTTACTGTTTTTATCTGTGGTAATTCACTTAAATTTGATGAGGATTTAAATGTTGATCCATTAACTTGTGTTTGAGTTGCTTGACCCGCATTAATTAAATCTTGTGGTGTTAATGAAAAACATCCAATATCCGATAAATCAACATCCATAAAAACGGTTTGAGCCCCAATTGGGACTCCAAAAATCATATAATCACCACTATCATTTGTTTTTACGGTATATTTGTAATATTTGTCATAAACCTCAATATATGTTTGATCTATTAAAACTTCTTCCCTATTTGGAAATGTCCCTGTTGCGGCATGAACACTATATGATGGGTCATGAGGTAATAAATTGTATCTATACCCTAACTCATTATTATCTGATAATGTTTTATATGGGTATAATTCAGATATTATGGGATTTAATTCATCTTCAGGATCAAGAGGTATGAATATAGAAACTTTAGCGTTTGGTAACCCAAAACCACCATTTACAAGAACTCTACCAACTACAACCCCATAGTCAGAACACACCTTTGTATAAAGATCTGATTGATTTATTTTTAAAGATAGGATCTCTAAAAAATCAAAATCTTGGTCTAATTTTACATTGATGTATTTGTCAACCCCTACTTGAGTCCTTATTCTATATGATTTTGGCATTAAAGTCTTTTTTGATAAATAGTTTATTTCCTATTTTCAAAAAATAGTTCTAATTAAAAAAAAATAAATTATTAGGAAAAATTAACCGTACTTAAATTGATGACCCTAACATTGATGTCTTTGTTAGGAAATCTAATTTGATATATTTGAGTAGGTTCAGCAAAAATTGTATCTGCAATTAATTGAATTTGTTTAGTTGCCGGATCTGAATATTTTTGAGATGTTTGATTTGACGAGTATTGCCCCCCAACTTTATTAAAAAATTCCATATCAGAAATACTTATTATTCCATTTTCCGCTTGGATTAATCTTCTTAATTCAGATACCACAACATTTTGACCTAATTGTCTTGTTGTAGGACTAAAGTATGTTGTGATAATATCAATGATTTTAGATACAACCGCACCTTGATTTTGACTAGCGTCTAACACAACATCAACATTAACCGCCAAATCAATTGGGTTTGCACTTTCTATTGAAATGTAATCATTAATCATCCTATAATTTGATAGGTAGTTTGCAACATTAGTTTTTAATGTATTAGAAACCGTATCAGTTAAATTACCACTTGTGTCGTAAGATAACATTTTTATCTTTATCATATTATTCTCTTCAGTAATTGCAACTTTTGCTGGTGCTCCGAACTGAGATGGCATTGTTCTAATAATTGATTCGTAATCATTTATTGTAACCGCTCTGTTTTGTGCTGAGAAGTTATATGATACCATATTTCTTACTTCTTCAAGTGTTGGTGCGTTTGCCCCTCCAATCGCCGCAGTAACGTTATTACATTTCAATGTATTAATAACAGATCTGTTAATACTTTCCGATGGACCATTAACAAAGAATGAAACAGTACCAATTTGATTGATTACATTAACACCTAAATTAGTTGCTTGTCCACCACCAACTCTATATTGTATAAACAATGTTGAGTTTGACTTAAGAGCCGCACCTAAAGCTAAATTGTTAGAATATTTATTTAAATCAAATCCTTTACCTGATCTTGCAAAATCTCTAAGTTGTTCTTCAGCAGAAACATTACCACCACCAAATGTCATTTTTAAATAACCTTCAGGTGTATACTCAGATGTAAATTTAGTGTTAGTTAAAATATATTTACCAACCTTAGTGCCAGGTTGATCAGAAACTTTAGTTGGATCTTCAATGAATACTCTGTCTTCAGCAAGTGCCTTAACTTCATACCATCTATCGCTTAACCCTAAAAAGTCCTGTGGATTTGGAATTGTATTAAATTGAGTCCCATCTTTTAAAAGGACACTTGTTATACCTAAAACATTTTTTTCAGGTAAGAATAATTCAAAGAATGGTTTTACATCGTTTGGTGTAATAACTCGTTTGAATACTTTTGTAAACCCGTTTACAACAACTTCCCTTTTTACAATGTTGTAATTTAATATTTTACCATTAGCATCAAAGTTAGGTATCTTTAATCTATTTAATGTTCCTTCAGAATTTATTGCCGAGGCAAAATCAATATCGTAAACGGTTTCAAATGGTTGACCAGCACCACTTACTTGGGATCCTCTCCTTAGAATACCACAATATCTTAAATCTTCTCTATCACCAAATGCGGGAACCGTTATTGAGAAATCTACTAATGCCACCGAAGGTCTTTGACCCGGAATTTTTAACCCGTAAGTCTTAGCGATATTATATACTGAAGATTTTTGTTGTGCAAATTGTAATACCGTTTCTTGAATACTTCTATCAATATTAAATTGTAGGTTATCTGTAACGGCAGCATTTAAATCTAACATTACTGAGAAAACACCAGCGTCGTTAAAGTTCTGTACTAAATCAGGATAATAAGTACGGGTAAAGTTAATTAACTCAGTTCTTATTCCTTGGAAATCTCTAGTTGTGTATGATATTTTTTTCTCAGCCATATACTATTAAATATTGATAATAACAAAATCACTACTTTCAAAAGCTTGATTTGTGACTTTATAATCTATTTTAATTTTTGCGGTATGTTCTTTGTCGCTTATACCTTGTACTTTAAATTCTCTTTCTCCATCAGGATTAATAAAAGTACCCTTATTTTCCTCACCTAAAGAAGCGTCGGTTATTGAGATATTTGTTATCTGTACACCAGGCATATATCTTTCAACAGAATCCCTAATTTCACCTTCAATTTCACTAAATGTAGGTCCATCAAGAGGTTCAAAAATATATTCATACAATCTTGTTCCAAAATCAGGAAGATAATATCTATACCCTTTTCTAGTTAACAATAAATGAATTAAATTACTTCTTACTTCTTCTTCAGTTGTATCAGAAATATCTAAATATTTACCAACGTAAGATTCTCTAAAAGGAAAATTTATCCCGTATGTTATTCCATTTGCCATATCTTATAAATATAGTATCTATGTGTTTTGAATAAATACATATAAAATAAAAAATCACGACCTAAGTCGTGATTCCTTTAACGTTTTACTCCCTTTTTCCCAATTGGGTTCATATGGACAATGTAAACATTTGCTTCCGCAACAACTACCCCTACGTTTATGATAGTCTTCGGTCATAACAATCCTACCTTGATTATTATAGTAGAAATCGTTTGGTTGTAATTTTGGACCAAATTCTCTAACATACAACTGTTGTACCCAATCTTTAGATGCTCCTATGTTCATTTTATTTAAGAAATTTCACATCCATTAGCCCCACACGCAACTTCACCTCTTAAGTCTGTATTGTCCTGTAATTCAATTACTTTTGTAAGATCCACATCTTCCAATGCACTTAACAATTTGTTAAAATCTTCTTCAGTACAATCCTCAAATGGTGCTTGAGTGTAAGTTCCTCCGTTATATGGTAACACTGATAAACCATTATAGAATTTTCTATTGTTCCACATCCAATCACCTACCAAGTCCCACTCGTCTTCTTTAATCGAAACCGTTGCAGATACGTTATGTGTGTTTTGACCCGTTCTGTGTCCATTTCTAACCCACTCTTGTGATACTTTCTTAACACGTTCCAACATTTGAAATACGGATTCGTGTCTAAGGATTGATCCTAATGGTGATTTTTGTGGAATTGAGATAACTGCCGTATCGTGAGGACGGAAGAACTCATCTTCTACTAACTCAGGATGGTTAATTGCCAAATAAGAATAGATTGCTTCGTTTTTACCAACACGAATTCTTCTTAAATAAAAGTCATTGTGCCATGCGTGGATACCTGAAGAAGTTCCCAAAACCAATGATGATGTTCCTGATGGTTTAACGGTTGTTGACCTTGCCGATTTGTTAATACCTATAAGTTTTGCAACTCTTTCGTTTTCAAGTTTAACCATTTCAGCAGCTGATTTCATATCATAACCTAAAACAACACCTGAACCAATTCCTGTCATTCCAACACCAATAAGTGCGTCTTTCTCAGTTGTTCTTTTCCATACATCTCTTAAGTAATGGAAGTCAGTGTATCCCGCTTGTAATGTTCCGATGAACGCTGCCCCTTTAACTCTTTCCTCAAAATCTTCTTGTGATTCAATGTCAGACGCATTTACTTCACATAAGTTACAGAATTGATTAGGTCTAAGTGCAATCTCACAACATGGATTGGTTCCCCAATCTTTGTCGTTTGACAAGTAGATACCAGGTTCACCTGCTCCTGATAACTCAATTCTTTTCCAAAGATCCATGAAAAATTCTTTAGTGATTTTGTGACGAAGAAGTACTGCCGAGTTGTTAGCTCTACCTCTTTGTGCGTTTTGTTCCCACCAATTTCCTGACTTACAAGAAATCATTTCCTCATCGTCAGCGGAGAATAATGAAATTAATGCCGCTCTTCTGATTCCACCTGCTAATACCGCGTCTGCAATATGACATACAATATCGTGAGTTTCAATAGCTGATAATTTTTCACCATCTTTTTTGTTTTCAAACACTTTTGTAATATTATGAACACAATCTTTAAGTGGTTGAGGTCCAGGGGCTTTACCTCCTGAAGTTACCAATAATGCTCCTTTATGTCGGATATCGGAGAAATCAAATATAGGTGTTGATGATTTAACACCCAAATAGGATTCAACTAATACTTTAATTGCGTCTGCCCATCCCTCAATACTATCACCAATAAGGTAACGTCTTGTTCTTGTTGGGTTTGGTTTTTTAATCTCAGGTAATTTATCAACGTGGTGTTTTTGTACTGAAAATCCAACACCTGTTCCACCTAACAGTAAGAACATAGTCTCAGAGAACGCATCTGGATGGTCAATCGGCATGTAAGCACAATTGTAAACTCTGTTTGGTGAAATTTCAATAGGTTTCCCACCAAATTGCAATGATCTCATTGATGGAAGAATTTTTTTACCATATACCATTTTATATACGTTTTCAATTTCTTCTTTAATTTGGGGGTATCTCTTTTGGTGCATCTCCTTATTTCTTGTTACCAATTCTTCCCATGTTTCCCTTCTATTTAATTCGGGAATAAATTTAGCATATTTCATATACACTGTAATATCACTTAAAATTTTTTGTGAAATATCCATTTTTTAATTAATTATTTGTTTGTTTGTTTATTTAATTTTTTTGTTCTCTTTGTTGTCTTTTTTCTAACAACTCTTTAACTCTTAATCTTTGTCTTTCTTCTTTTTGTTCTTCCAAACCTAAGAAAGTCATAGAACTCTCGGTATCAATGTCTAACATTGCATTATCAAATTTACAATTCTCAAATACAACTCCGTCATCACCAACCCTTGATTTTGTAATTGCTATTGTTGCTAATTTCATTTCTTTCTGTTGAAGTGTTTTTGCAACCGTAATAATAACGTGACCAACTTGTGCCTTTTTAATTGATCCACCCATTTGATCAGTTGTTACAACCTCAGAAGAAATAGAACTTCTATTACCTTGTGTTGCAGTCCATCCAACTAAATCCATTTCGTGACACATTGCTTCAAATGCTCTCATTACAGACCCCTCACTCTTCCATTCATCACCTAAATTCTTATCAGGAACAACACAGTCAATGTAATCAAGTAATACCATATCAATCTTATTACCATCAGCAACCATCTTTCTGATTTGATTCTTAATTTGTGACATAGTTACCGTATCAGATGGTAACTTAGTCATAATTAACTTATTTGACATAGATTCCTCAATATCTTTAACCTTTTTGATAACTTCGTCTCTTTTTTCTGATAATTCATCAGGATGAATCTTAGTCCAAAGTGTGTAGTGTTTTCTTTGAATTACCTTTGGATTATCTTCAAAAAAGATTTGAAGTACGTTGTTTCCTAAGTTAAATGCGTGGTTTGCAATTTTAGTTAAAACGGTAGATTTACCCACACCTGTTGGTGCTAATATAACCCCAATCTCACCTTTAGCTAAACCACCTTTCAATAGTCTATCAATTCCAGGTATTCCCATTGGAATTGGGTGTCTGTAGTCTTCATCAAGGACCTGATCAATATTGGAGAAGACATCCATTGAACTTGTGTCTTTAGCTCCTACTTGTAAAGCTCCTCTAACCATTTCCTCAAGGGCATCATAGTTCTCAAATTCACCACCATCAATGATTTTTTGAGCTTTGGTCATAACCTTTTGAAGTTCCTGTTGTTTACAGAACTTTAACGCCTTTTCCTGTACAAAAGCTACACCATCAATAGGTGCATCCTTAATTTTTTTAATTGTATCCAATACTATCTTGGATGCAATCTCTTGTTGTAATTCAGATTTAGTAATCTGTTCTAGTGTCTCAAATGATGGTGTGTGATCATATTTTGTATAATACTCTCTGATCATTTGGGTAATTATTTTAAAGTATTTATTTTCAAAATAATTGTTTTCAATCACATCAATAATTGAATGTGAAAAATCTTTATCTAAAATAATTTGATTAAGTAATTGTAATTGGAATGTGTTTCCTAGATACTCAAAATTTTTGTTTGTCGCCATAATT